CGACACCATGATTGAGTAGTCCTCATCAGGACTACCCTTGGTCATTACTTGCGGATTAGGATTTCCAGTCACTTGGAAGAACACTTCGTCTGGTCCCATGCGCTGATACAGCTTCCATGCCATCGTGAGAACATCTTTCACATGCTCAAGGAACTTGCCGACATAGTATTGCTGCCGCGCTGCAGATAGCGGATTTGTAAGGTCAAGTCCCACAGCGCGGTCTGCTTGCGCTCGCATCGACATCTCACTTTCTACGGAGCCATTGTCAGCAGGTGGGACAGGACCGAAGGTGATTTCACCTAAGCGACGATAGCCCACGCGACGACCTGGGCCCCAATCCGCTGGAGGACGACCAGCAGGGTGCATAAGAGGAGGAAGCGTAGCCAATGACGCGCGGTCAATGCGGCTGTCACGCTCGGTCTTGATTTGCATTTGCGGACCACGAAGAATGTCAGAGAACGTCTGCACCTCATACATGCGCTTCTGGTCATTGGCTAGGCGAGTCACCACGAATGGGTAATCGTCATAGCCATTCAGTAATTCATGCTTGGCGTAGCCATCAGTCTGAGGATGGAACACAGTGCAATAAATGCCCTCGGAGCCATCTTCTTCGTCGATCAGGCGTTGGTATGCGTAAACAACCATTACAAGGTCGTTATCGTCTGTGATTGGCAAGCGAGTTTGAGTCTTCACTTTTTCGCCGTCGAGATACATGGAGTCTTTGCCTCGCAGGGTTTCGATTGCGTTGTCCACCCATTTGCGATCCCATCCTTCGCTTGTTACTTTTTTCTCTAGCTCTTGAGCCGTGAGGAATGTTCGCCAGAACATGTATGGTGCGCGTTGCGGGTCGGAGATGTATGATGGAAACATCACTTCGCCATCGGGAGCGCAAGCGTAGGCAACTGGGCAATCGACCGTTTGACGGGATAGCGGGATTTCTGCCACGCCCATATTGCGCAAGTCTTTGATTGCTTTCTTCGCTCGCTTCGTGGAAAGGTCAGGGAATGACTCTTGAATCAAGTCGATAAGCATTTCGTCGTCTTGCTCGCTGAGAATCATTTCCGCAAGGTCAGGCGATGCTTGGGCGATTTCTTCTAGGCTTACGCTTTGCAGGTAGGTGCGCTTCTCGCGATTCCACCCAACGTAAGTAACCATGATGCCCTTCTCCATCAGGTAATTCCCACCAAGTTCCATCTGCCGCTTGAAGTCTGGAATGTAAGATGCTCGCATCCATTTCAGGAAGCTAGACACCACCGAGGCTTTAGGCATCGCTGCCATCGAGGTGGGGAACGCTTTGATGTGAGAGCGGGAAAGTGCTTGGTCAAATAGCGCAACATACATGTCGATGCGCTCGCCAACTACGTTCACCTCTTGGTCGGACGCACCTTGCCACGGAAACGCATTAGCTCCGTTCTTGCGTAGGTCATCGGACTTACCATCCCAAATGTTGCGTCGATCGTTGTATGAGCGTAGGCACGACTCAAAATAGTAATCCAAGTCAACGAGACAAGTATCGTAAGCATCAGCTAACGCCCCGATGTCAGGCTTCTTGTCCACATACACTAGGGACTCGTCTTCCATTTCTTGAATGTCGTTCATGCTAAATACTGGTAATAATCTTCGGGGTCAGAATGGACAAGAATAACATCAACTTCCTTTCCAAGCAAGCGTTTTGACACGTTGATTGGGCATTTGATGTTTACGCTCAATCCCTCGATTCGCGCCCTTGCCCACGATGGGTTCGGACACAAACCTGTGATTCTCGCTTTCAAACGTTCGCTTGAAATGTCGTCAATGATTTCAGGAACAACCTTTGCTGGTCGCCCACGTTTCTTCGCTTGTTTCCTAGCTGCCATATTAATAACCTCCACTTCCTTGAGTTGTAACAAAACTGACGGAATTGTCAACATGATCTATTCCTGAGATTGCTGCGTAGCGAAGAACGTCGATAGGGTCCTTCCATGCTTCCTTTAATCCACCTTCTCCCGTGTATTCTGACAATGCTTGGATGATGTTCTCGCACTCGGAACTGACGTAGAAATGCGGACGATTGACGGAATCCAACGGCTTGGATGTGTCCCATGCCATTTTCCCGATAAGAGCTTGCAATCCATCGTCAATGTCGAGACCTGGAGCAGGGATGCACACCATGCCGATTTCGTTCAGGTCTTCGATGATAGACGATGATCCATCTTGCACTTGGTATTTCGCGGCACCTAGTCGCGGGTCAATCAATCGCTCAAAGATCTCCTCCTCACCTTCCATTTCTTGAATGAGTTCGACGTAATCTCGTATGCCGTATCCCTGCCCTTTTGCTCCTTCTCCAGGAACCCATTTGCCGCCTTTCCACTCTGCCCAGTCGCCAACGTCCACTCCAGGCCATTCGCGATACACCCACATCGTGCCAGTCTCGTCCACGGCAATCCAACACATGAACCAGTTCTTTGAGCCAGCAGGGTCGATGACATGGTATCTTGTGACATTGTGCTTGGGGATTTTGTCGGGATCGACTACGTTCACCACCTTGTTGAATTTCGGGAACTTGGTGGCGGCTGCTTTTGTGGGGATACCATAAGCACGAATTAGGATTTCCTCTCTGGTTTTTCCAGCCAAGGTTTGTTTGATTCGCTGGTAACCACCGAAAGGATTGTCTTGTGAATGGAAATAGTGGACTGTTCCCTTGATGTTTTTGCACTCAAGAATTGTCGGAACAATCTCCCCATTCAACAACTCCGCTTCACGACTTTCCAATACTTTTGCCCCATCAAGATATTGCTTGATTAGCTCGGTGTAGCCAAAAATAGGCGTGAATGTAAGCATTAACTTGCTATTTCTTGTGGCAAGACGAAACCGCAAAGTGTCAACTAACTCAGGACCACCAAGCATCTCGTCGCACCACGCACCAATGTTGAGCCATGTCGCCTCCTTAGATCCAAGCTCGGCACCTTCCAAAATTGTTTGGTTATTGGCAAATGCAGCATAGGTCTTGAATGAGATTCGTGATCCGTTTGGAAGAATCAAAGAGTTGTCAGTCCATCCATTTTTCCTAGAGTAGGAAAGATAAGTGTTTTGGCTTGTCTGTTTGCTCTTGAACTCTGCTGGCATCCAATCGTAAACCGCTGCTTGCTGCTGTCGGATTGAAACTTCAGCGTTTTGTGCAAAGCAGAAAATGTCAGAATTGGGGTTTTCGATTGCGGCTTTTACAACAAAGTAAGCTCCCACCTGCGTTTTCGATGACCGATTCCCGCCGCTAATAAGTGCTTCATTGCGCGTTTCAAGGCATTTTTCTAGCTTGCGCCAGTTCTCAAACTTCCACCCATATCGGAACGGGTCTTTAATAGAATTGCGAATAGCTTCTTCGCGAATCTGGTGCATCTCGATCAACTCCTCTGGAGTCATTAAGCAAATCTCCTCATCGGTCGGGACGGGGAGAACTGGGTGTTCTGTCCATTTTAGCATTTTGCAAACTCCCCTCTAAGTTCTTTGGCTTTCATCATGTAAGCATTAGCTGCTTCTTCCTTTGTTTTGAATCTTCCGATATTAACGCTCTTTCTGTCAATCATGATTTGCGCACGCCATTTATTTGTAGCTTTGCAAAAAACAACGCCCTTGATTCCAGAAGTATTATTCTTGTTCTTTCCTCGATTGAACATATTCTCGGACCGACTTGCAGGTCTTAAATTTGCAATCCTGTTGTCAGACTTATTTTCATTGATATGGTCAATATCTCCAGAAGGCCAGCATCCGTGAGAAAAGGCCCACGCTAGTCGATGTGCGTAATACTGCGTTCCGTTGATCCATATTGAAGTGTATCCACGCCAATTAGTGTTTCCAGCGATGTCTCCAATGTCGCTTGTTTTTGTTTTTATTTTCCAAACAAAAACTCCAGACTCAGGATTGTAGCCCAAATATTTGAATATGCTATTGACATCAAGCAATTCTTCTGACTTATTTTTCTCAGCACTTTTCATACTTATTTATGTATTGTGTTAAAGCGTCAACTAGACCACGCATCTGGTTGACGCTTGTTTTTATCAAGAATCCTTCGGAACGTCAACAAATTCAACGTCGATTGCACTTTCTTTTATCTTACTTGCAATCCTAGCTTTTGCCTCAGAAATCATCCTTGCAGCATCGTCAATGCTCGCACCCTTCCGATGCTCTACCACCGTAGTCGCCATGCCTGTAAGCTGGGCAGCTTTATCCGTAAGCACGCCCACGGTAATAGCCAACTTCTCAGGCGAGATTTTAGCAAGTGCATCAGGATCATCGAATAACTGCTCAGCTCGCTCAAACAACAAGTCGGTGTATTCCTGCGCGGCAATAGCATATCGCATCGAAAATTCCTTCCGCTTCGTCTCCAACGTGTCGTTATGCCGCCACTCCAACGTGCGAATGGATGCTCGACTAATGCCAGTCTTCTTGGCAATGTCGGAAATCCTCGCTCCCTGCGCCAGCAAATGCAAAGCAAACGCCGCCTTGTTCGGCGCGTAATGCTCGATGCTGTTGCGAGGGAAGTTCTTCGCACGTTCGCGCACCTCTAGAAACCATTCGCTCTTGTCCGATTGTTCGTCGTAATAGTTCTCTTTTAGCTTCTTGAGTTGTTCTTCGCTCATAAGTTTGCCTGTGTCGGCATGATTAGACGCTATTGTCTCATCGACTTCAAGCCTTATTTTTTCCG